CACTTTCCTCTAAACTATAATTTCCTAAAACAGAAGCAACTCCAGTTCTTGCAGGTTGTTGAAAAATATCTTTAATTGTTATTATTGCATTATTAGTTGAAATTCCAGTTACGTCATTTCCGTTAACTTTTAAAACAAAATCAGATTTTATTCCTGTAAACTGAGTTGAAATATCATCGAAAAGAATATTATCAGTATAAACTTCTTCTGTAGTATCAACTTCACCTCTTCTTAAGAAGACGCGACCTGAGAAATAAGAATTTGTAGTAATTCCTGTAAAATCTCTATCATCTGGTCGAATTATTGGAGCACCAACTTGGTTTTGTGGTTGGGATAAAGGAACTTTTCCATATGGAGCAGCAGCAAAATCAATAGTTGTACCATAAATCTTATAGTTACCAGATAATTTATATACTGTGGATCCTATGCCATGAGCAACTGCTCCCTTTTCTCCCATCCACCTTCTTCTTACCCTAATAAGTTGCTCAGAACTTACTCCAACTCTTTCAACAAGCATAATTTCATCATTTATTTGGAGTAAGTCTTTTGCAAAAATAGAACTTATTCCAGAAAGTTTAATAAAAGAATCGGTTGCAGTAACATTTTTAGTTAATTCAAAATTTATACTAGTTTTTACTACTGGTGATTGTATCATGTTGTCTATTGTAAATAGACACTTAGTATCTTTATTGGTTGCTGTAAAGGAATGTTGTGTTCCTACACCAAGAGTTGTTAGTATGAGGGGTTCTGGATTATATTTTAGAGCGTTTTCTGCAGTTGATGCGAACTGAATTTTAGATTCATTTACTTTAATTACATAAACTTCATTTGGTAAATAGTCAGTAGAAACTCCAGATATAACAGTAGTCTGTATTCCTATTCTAGAATCTGGAATAAATGAATTTTGGTATATTGAATAATTAATTTTTTCTCCAGAAGTGAAGAAATGATTTGGAATTCTTATACAATTTTCGTCTAACAATACAATATCATCATCTTCAGAATTAAACTTTCTCTCAAAGACAGGGAATCCTTTATATGTAAGTTCAAATGATCTCTTGATATCATTTTCAGTTCCAAAATAATCTCCATACAAAGTAGAAACGCTCGATTGATCTAAATCTATACTTTGGTATACCTTTTGAAGATCTACTGTCTCTAATGAATAAATTAATGTTCTAATATTTACATTTCTATTTGATAAAGGTTCAAAGTATAAGTGAGTTTGATCAGTTACGCCATCAATAGATCCTGTAAATGTTCCAATACCAGTTAAGTATAAAGATTCATCGCTCAAAACTCTACCAAATTCAGTAAAATAAATATCGGATCCGTCTCTAACACCTACTATTTCAGAGAATTGGTAGATATTATTTGTCGAATCTTCAATACTTGCTAAAATATAGAATGATCTGTATAGTCTTGATATTGAAGTTACTATTCCTGGTGATGGTGTTGGAGAACCAGTTATTTGTAAATATTCAGATTCAATTCTAGTTGTATTCAATACTGTTTGACCAATAGAAGTCAGTGAATCATCAGAAATACTAGTAGTTACTACATTGACCTTAAAATTTTGTGTTGGGTTGAAATTTGGAACTAATTTTAATGTTAATGAGGAACCAATTATTTGAGGATAATATGTGCAGAATCCTACACCAACGTCTGCAGTGAAATTTGAAGATTCGAGATTTGCAAATTCTGTAACATATACATCTGTTCCATCATGAATTAGATTTAATTCATCTGCCTGTACATAAGAACCATCATTAGATTCAATAGTTATCAAGTATTTTGAAGATCTATAAGTACTTGATTGGTTTGAGATAGTTATAGGAACTCCAGAAGAAGATCCTGATGGAACAACTGAATGAGTAGATGCAATAGAAACTATTTGACCTAATGTTGTAGTTCCAATACCAACTAATTCTTCTCCAATATTTAAAGAAATTACACTGATATTGTAATCTTCATAATCATATTCTACTGGATAGTATAAGAGATAACCATAACTACCAAAAACTGTAAAATCAAAATATCCATGAGGATTTACAGTTTCCACTCTTCCATATTGATTTAAGTATCCATAAGTTCCATCTTGAAGAAGATTTACGATGATAGATTGTCTATCAGTAGTAAATAATTTATTTGAAGTATAGATAAAATATTTTTTATATTTAAATTCGTCTAATCTAAACTCATCAACAACTGAAAATCTAGTTGCTCTTGGATTACTATTAAATTCATCAGTAATATCATCAACAACAAGAACTCTATTTCCTATAGATTCAAAATAGTCTTGAAGAAGTTTTGAACCAAATCTTATTTCATCAGAAATATAATCATCAATTCCAATTTGAACACTATTTTCTGTCACTAAATCATAATCATAAATGCAATTTAAATTTGCAAATCCATCAATATTTGCTATGCCAAAAACATCACCATTATTTTGGGAAGAATTGATTCCAGAATTAATTGAAGTTGAATTTACTGATAAATTTGAGAATCTTTTAAATCCAGCAGTATGGTTTAAATTCTGTACTAAAGAATCCCAAGAATTTATTTGTACATTTGTATTAAGTGCATATGAGAAATATTGATAATAATCACTATCATGGATTCTTTGATTAGTATCATTTAAAAATCCTTTATTAGTTTTCCATCTCTTTTTCCTTGTCCTAACAGCATCAAATACATATTCTACTGTAGATATTCCTACTATATTAGAAACTGTACCAAAAGATTTTGAAGATTCGCCAAAAATTAAAGAATTTAATCTTATTTCTGATGGATCATATGATTCTAATTTTAGATACTCATTAGTAGGATCCCATTCAGAAACAATACCTTCAAAATTTCCTTGAGTAACCCTTTCATTTTTGAAAAACTTATTTTTCTTGAGAACTACAGAAAAATCTGGGAAATAAGAATCTGGAATAATTCTTGCAGTTGTAAATAATGAATCGAAAACTCCAGGATTTTCTGAACCAACATAATCCCCAATACTAAATGTTACTGAAGGTAATTGCCCCCCAATATTGGGATCGTTATCGACTACAGTAAATAGAGCATAATCGAAGTTTTTTGAATTATATCCAAGATCGGTTTCTGGATTTAAAGTTACTACATTTTCTATTAAAACTTTTGAACCAATAGTAAATGGGAATGCTGATAATGTACTAAATCCTACAGTATCTAAAACTACTGTTACATTTTTAGTAAAATCATCATAATCAAGTGAAAGTATTTTAAATCCATTAGTATTGTTGATTGGAATTATTTTTGGTGTTACATTGTAAATTCCATTAGTGTTTGTAATAATATCAACTTCTAATGTATCTTCATTATAAAGTAAATTTAAATCTTTAGCTGGTTTATTTGTAAATCCATCAATTAAAACTAAACCTGGAAGTTCTGTATAATTTTTTCCATAAGAAATAATATCAACTCTTTCTACTGAAGATAATGGTTCTATTTTTAATGATATTGGAAGATTTGCTTTAGGTCTTAATGTAATATCTGAAGTGAAATCATTACCAATATCTTGAATATTTAAGGATCTTAATTTACCAATATTCTCAGATTCAATTATTCCAAAAAAGTCTACACCATTTTCAGAATCTATACGATTTACTGAAGGAAGTTTAAAGAATTTTGAACCTTTAGAAGTAAATCTAATATTATTAACTTCACCAAAAGCATTTGTAGATTTTGTTGTATATGTAAAATTAGATATTGAAGTTAGGTTTGATGTTTGTTCTGGGATACCCTCAAGATATACTTTAAATTGTTTGTTAGAAGTTTTAAATATTTCAAATTCTCTATTATAAAAACTATCAACATAATTTATTATATTTCTATTAGTATCATCTAAAATAACTTCATATTTAAAGTTTGGTACATCAGAATCTTTTACTGGATCTAATTTGTAATATAATATTTCAGGAATATTATTATCATATCTTAAAAATAATTGAGCATCAATATCAATACCAACCTTTCCTCTCTTTATAACATTAAAAGTTTTTGATAGGTATGTTGATATAAATTTATTTGTACATTCTTTATCTGTATATAAGTTTAAATAGAATGCGGAATATCTTACATTATTTTTTACGTAAGATAATGATTCATCTGAAAGATCAAATACTATATTTTTATTTCTTTCAATCTTTAATGTTGGGTTTATTGGAAGAAGATTTCCAAAAGAACTTAGAGTTAGATTTATTGGAACATTATTAATGGAATTTGTGTAAGTGGTTGATAAGAATATTCTATCCTTATCTACAACTCCAACATAATAAATTGTATCATTTGATAGTCCTTGTATTGGTTGAGAAGAAGTATAAATTACTTTTTCTCCATTATAAAAACTATGGTTTGTTATTTCAATAGTATTTTGTAATATATCAACAGCAGATGCTTGAAAAAATATAGGATTTATTCCAAATCTTCTATTTTCATCGTTATATACTACCTTTAAAGATTTTTGATCATTATATTTTACATCAATATCAATAACATCTCTATTTTGTAAGTTATGATCATCTTGAGTTGTTATAGTTAAATATGAATGATTTGCAGAAACTTTTTTAGTATTTTCATATACTGCAGTAAAACTATGATAATCTCCAATACCATAATCATTAAAAGATAATAAATCTACATTAATTCCAGTTCCAATTCCTGTAAATTCACCATTTAATGATATTGCAGATGGACTAGTTGTTATACCAATAAAATCATCATTAAATCTGTAAGCATATAGTTCTTGTCCGTCAGTTAATCTAAATGAAGTTGACCCTAAAGATACTCCTATAGAAAATCCTCCATTTGTATTATAAATTAATTTTGTATTTGTATCTAATTTATTAGATGGAAGGTATACTCTTTTCGATCCTATGAATACAATTGACTGATTAGAACCAGGATTTTTTATAATTGCAGTTGTTCCTATTCCAATACCTAAAGATTCTTGTGGATCAAAATAAATTTGTCTATCTTTTTGCTCAGAATAAGGTCCACTAGAATATAATAGTTTTCTAGATTTTTCTGTAATTCCAATACCTGCATTATGTGCAACTATAGTTGTCGAATTAAATCCTCTTAATACTCTTAATCTGGAAGATTTTTGATCAACTTCTAATACTTTTAATTGTTCATTTTCTAATTGTAGAATATCATTTGTAATAATTTTTGGATAACTAAGATCTCCAACTACATTGATGTATGTTGTTATTCCTGTAGAGAAAACATTCCCAATATTAGTCGATAAAGTAACACTATTATTAGAAATTTTAGTATTTAAAGAATAAAATGTTCTAGATTCTGATTCATCATAAAGGAAAATAGTTCCATTATCTAAATTGTGAGGAGTAGATGTTATAGCAACATATTGATTGTTACCATAATTAGTTAAAGTAACATCTCTGATTGTTGTAATTGCATACCCAACTGATGTAATTACTTTACCTTTTATAGAATCTACAAATGCATTTGCTCCAAATCCAGTGGTATATTCATTATTAAATATTACTCTATCATTTACTTTATAATTTGTTCCTCTAGAAATTATATTAATATCATCTATACTACCAATACTAGTATTATCTACAATAGATGAATGAAACTTGATATTCTCATATTGATTTATAAAATCATATCCAGATCTTTCTCTAAAAATATTATATGGAGTAGTATTTCTAAAAATATTAGTATAATCAAAACTTGATTGATCTATATTAGAATAGTTAAATTCGATTGGTTTTGATTTAAAAGAATTTCCAATTATATACGGAAACTCAGGTCTCCTATAATTTTTAAATGCAGGATCAACATCTCCTAGAGTGCAGAAATATGCATAAATTCCATTTGGATATTCTGGAGTGACGCAGAATCTTCCATTATGGATATCTAGATCTCCCCTATCAAAATACTCATAATCTTCTACAAAATACCCTAGAGGATATTCTTGTTCATCGGGTCTATTTTGTTTAGAAACTAAAGTATATCCAGATCTAAGTCTTTTTACATTCCCAGTTCCATCTGGATTAGAAAATCCATATGGACCATATATTGGATTTCCATCATATGCCCATCCAATTATGGGTGAGTGATATATCGAATCTAATTCTCTACCTTCAATATTGCTGAAATTGATATCGGGAATATATCTCTCAATACCAGATTCTACTCTCTTTGTTAAAATATATTCTCTTAATTTTCTTGGGGCATATGCATGAGTATACTTTAGTTTATAGTTATTTTGCTTAATATTTTCTGTTTTATATAAAAATCCGTCATCATCAGGAATTAATCGTTTTAAAAATTCTCTTTCAACTAAATTAACATTCCAAGTATTAATTTTAGCAAAAAACTTAGCACTATTTCCAGAAGGTTTTACATTTAGAGTAGTATTATTTCCATAACCAAATCCACCATTTTCTATAATTATATTATCAAGTAATCCTTCAGGAGTTATTAGTGGAATTAATTTTGCTCCAAAACCAGATCCAAAGATTTCAATTTCTGGAATTGAAAAATAATTAAAACCAGAATTTTCTATAATTACTGAAACTATAGACCCATTTGAAATTATCGGTTTTAACTTAGCATTTTTTCCGTTTTCTACATATATCTTTGGTTGTCTATTATAGTTTATTATATTAGAAGAACCGTAATTACTTCCAGATTTGTATATCCAAGTTGATTTTATTTGACCTTTGAATACTGGTCTATATTCAAAGATATTATTATTGATATTATCCAAATCAGTAACAATTATTTGTATAGGTTCATATTCAATTGTATGAACTCCATTTCCATTAGAAGAAATATTTACAAATATTTTTTTATCCAAATAATAAGTATCTTGTAAATCTCCAGTTCCAATTTCACATAATTTTATTTTATTGTCATCTACTTTAAAAACATAATAAAGATTATCATTTAAAAGTCCTGTTATTGAAGAAATTCCTACTACAGAATATTTTACTATTTCTCCAGTAGAAAATCCATGATTAGTTAAAGAGATACTGTCTTCGTAAATATTTACAAAATTTGATTGAGAATCGAATACTATTTTTTTATTTCTATAGTTTTCTCCTCCAGATACAATATCAAATTTGGTTATTAATTGTCGTGTTTGTAGAGCTTCAATTCTATGAATTCCATAACCATATGATGTAAAGTTTATGGCATTTACATTATTAATAGAATCTTCATAATTTGAATATAATTTTATAGATGTATTTGAAATTTTTCTAACATAGTATATTCCAGAATCACTTAAACCATTAATTAATATTCCATTATTTTTAAAATATCTTACTCTTTCTCCTGTTATAAAGTAAATATCAAATGGGAATATTATAGTATTATTTGAAATGTCTAATATATTTCCATTAGTTGAATCAAACTCAACATAATATTCCCTAGTTTCTTTTACTGGATTTATTTTTACACCTTTCCCATTTCCACCAATAATTTTAATTAGTGGATCTGAATAAAACCCAATGCCAGGATTTAAAATATCAATTCTTTGCAAAGAACCAGAAACTTCTACAAATCCTTCACACCCTTCTCCATAACCATCTAAATCTTCTACTACTAATTTTGGAGGATTTAATACATCATAATCAGATCCACCACCTAAAATTTCTATAGATTTAATATCACCGTAATATATACTGTCATTGGATTTATAACTAATAACCTCTACACCATTTTTTAATAAACCAATAGGACCAGATTTTATTTGGAAATTACCAACTGAAGTATTTGTTGGTTCTTCAAATTTCTTAAGTAATCTTTGATGCTCAATTTTAAAATAAGTCTCTGGTTCTAATATGATATCAGAAAGATATGAGACATCAAAAGTATCATATGTGATATAATATAACTTATTATTAAGTACATTTCCATTGAAATTTATATACTCATCATTAAATAACTTTGATTGACTTGTAGCAAGTTTAATATTTTGACTATCTACTACTTTTACATAATAACTTCCATCATTAATAGATAATCGATTAGTATCATTCTCAGAATATATTACAATATCTCCAGTATTAAATGGATGTTTTCCAACATTTAAGATATAATTTTCTTGAGTTATTGGATAATTTCCAGAAAAAGTTACTATTTTTGATGGAACATTAATAGATTCATCTCCATAAAAAGGAAGAGATCCTGAAGAAACATATAATTCAGATTCATCGCTATTTAAATATACATTCTGTACGTTTGAAGAGTATACATTTTCTAAAGGAATGTTTAAGAATCTTGTTTTTGATAATTTTCTTAAAGTATAGAATCCTGTAGAATTAATATTTTCTATAGTTCTATTTGAACTAAAACTATAATCAAACTGACTATCTCTAGAAATTACCTTTAGTAAATATTCATCTCCAACTGAAGAGTATAAAATAAACTCATCTCCAACATAAAACTGAGAATTTTCGTAAAAAGATAATTTATATTTTTTAAGTCTTAAATCTAGTAGTGTAATTTTGCTTACATCATTTCTAGTTGCATGATTAAAAATCCAATCATTAAATTTATTAGATTTAGATTTTGTACCTAAACTAGACAATAATACTTTATCACCTTTTTCTAAAGATATTGAATTGTTATCACTAATATAGTCTGATAATATTGGAAGAACTTTTAATTCTATTAGGTCATCATTTTCACCAAAAACATATGCAAAATTGTATGATAGTATAGTAGTTCCTTTTGGAATATTTCTATTAACATTAGAAATTTTAAGGAACTGATTATTAACTTTACCACTATAATTAAATACTATTCTATCTCCATCAGGTAAAATTGCATATAATTCCCCTACGGTTTCAAATCCTAGAGTAGAATCTACCATTAATGGCAAACCTTGCCCTAAAGTATAATCTTCTACAGTTACTGTAGTTTCATTATACAAAAATTTACCGTAAATAGAACCTCTAGTTGTTGTATCTCTATTGTAATCAAAATCTATACTTAAAATATAATAAGTTTTTCCAGATCTAGATATCTTTTCTACATTAGTAATAGATCCATATGACAAATTACCTTGAAAATCTTTTTGATAAATGGTTTTATTTAAACAATCTTCAGGATTTCCATTTATAGATTCTACCAGAATATCATTAGTTACACTATAGATTGCTGAAGATGGTTCAATAACATTCTCTCTGGGTTTAATTACAGTTACTGGTGATCCAAAAACTGCTCCAAATAAAATTCTAAATGATTCATCAGATCCTTTTGATTTGTAAAAATCTGACGATTGCTTTATAAATGTTCCTTCATTTAGTAAAGAATAAAAATCTCTTCCTTCAAATCCTGGAGTTAATTTAATTTTTATTTTATCTAAAAATTCTTTCAATAAAAACGCATAAAGATTATAGACTAAAATTCCAGAGTTATGATCTGCAGCATCAGTATTAGAAAATGTTAAATTAGAACCAAATGAATCTATACCACTAAATCCTCTAGTGCAATTTACAAAAGATCTATCAGTTTTTTGCTTATAGAATATAATTTCATCCTCAATTTTTATTAGACCATTTCTTTCTGGAAATCCTTCCGTAGAAGTAACTGGTATTTCTTCCTGAAAAGAATAAGTAATATCAGTTACTGTGGTACTTTCTACTATAGATGATAATTCATCAATACTTAGATATTCATTTATTCTAGTAAGAATATCGTAAACTCCCGTCTTTTTTTCAAGAGACAAATAATATTCTTCTAGAAGTTCTCCAAATAGAGGATATTGATCTCTTATAAAGAGTGGCAGAGAATCTTTAATTGTCTGAAAGATATTTACTCTTGTTTTACTCATCTCTTGTTAGTTGTAATATTTTTTGGAGTTTACTTAAATTACGATATCTCTACTAATTTTAGGTAATGACGATGATAGATTTTCATCAATCATTTCTACAGAACTTTTATTAACATCAAGTTGTAAAAATAGTTCATTTATACCGTAAACATCACTTGATACTGGGACAGCAGAAATTTCTATAATAGGAATAGAACTTGTGATCACAGTTGATACTATATTTATTGCACTTAAACGTATTTCTCCTTTCTCATAATCTACTATTCCTACATTAGATCTAACAAAATTAATCTTAGAATTTTGATATGTGAACAATGATATTGAACCAGTAATACCGTTTGAATTTGGAATATCAGTCATATAAACAGTTTCGGATATTCCTGCAACTTTAAATCCAGATGATCTGATATTAAAACCATCTTTGTTAGATATTAAAAATCTATTTCCATAGCATATTTCATACTCTACCAATTTATTTAATATTGGTTGTAATAAACGTTTCATCTCTATTTGAGTTTCATTTGAAACTATAGATGAATCAGAATTGTCTATTAAAGATAAAAATTTACTAAATTTAAATCTTGATCCGTAAGAATTAATTTCTTGAGATTTAGAGAATTCATTAAGAACATCTAAAACTTTTGTTTTAATATCATTTGGAGAACTTGAGAAATTTGTATTATAAAATACTCTACTATTAAACGTGACGTATAGTAATTTAACATCTAATATTTCGGGTACTATTCCAGCAACTGAATACTTTCTTAATTCTCTTCTAATATTTTGTTTTATCCCTGTAGACAAATATAATCCATTTGTAGGTTTTATTGCAATATAAACTCTACCAAATCTAGGAGGATCTAATTCTTCTCCACCAAAAGATGTTATTGAATCTGCCTCAGGATAAATTAATTTTACAATAGATTCATAATCATTAGATGTTACTGCTCTATTTTGTGCTGCATATATTCTTGGAGCATAATTTTTTACAGACTTTATAGATTCAATCTTCATTCCTCCAGAAGAAGATTCTACAGTAAATATGTTTGAAATATCTCTAGCAACTAAAACCCCATCATTATCTACGAGAGTTCCTGAAAATGCAAATTGATTTATTCCATTACCTTCATCACCATTTGATATAATATAACTTACTTCTATAATATTACCATTCGCTAATTTTCTTCCAAAAATATCATCACCAAAAATTAGTTCATATCTTTCGTCCTCAACTTCTTGAATAAAATATACTGCTGAAGAACCATTAATAAATGCTAAAGAGTCTGATCTTGAATATTTTAATGATACGTTAGTAAATATATCATCTCTAACTCTTACATTTAATGTAGTATAGTCTATACCTGGATTGGATAAAATAAATCTTTGATTTCTATTATTTAAATCTACAGTGAATGTTTCTTGTATATAAGTTCCTTCATATACATCTATTCCTTTAAAAATCGCATTATTGTTAATAACAGGAACAGTAACGTCTTCTGTTATTGAAAATACATAACTTTGGTTTCCGAATGTAGCAGAAGATGATGCTACAGTTCCTTTTCTTAAAGATATTGTCTGAGGTTTTTGTGGAAACTCATTAGTATCAATACTAAATGTTATTTTTGCTTTTGCAGATTTTCTTGGTCTTGGGACATATCCTATCTGTCTTGCTAGAGCAACTACATTTTCTCTAACAGTAGCACTATCAATAAAAACCTCATTCGACAACATGTTAGCGTTGAATGAGGAAATATATGTATTATATGCAAGAATATCTATTAAAAATGATAAAGTAGATCCTTCAAAGTCATAGTCAGTGAAGTTGGGATTAATTCTAATCTGATCTTTAATAGATTCTCTAATTTCAGAAAAGTCTAAACTAGATACGTTTATTAGTGCCATTTATCTATTTGACTGTAGAGCAAATGTTAATGCCTGTGCTGGTACGTTAATACCAACAATTCTATAATTTATAGTTACTTCATACTCATTATAATCATAATTAGGTGAAACTACAACTTCTATAAGATCTACCCTCGGTTCAAATCTATTAATACTATTTTCTATTTGTTCTCTTATAATTGTAGCACTAATAGGAGTCATGTTTTCAAATAATGACCTATTAATATCAGTACCAAATTCGGGTTGAAATGGTCTTTCTCCAGGAATAGTATAAACAATATTTCTTAAAGCCCTAGAAATAGCAGTTTCATTCTTTAAAGGAACCAAGTCATTATTGACAGGGTTCTTTTTAAAGGCCATGCTAATGTCTCTAAATGCTTGACTGACTATTTCTAGAGCCATGAAA